GAAAGTTAATCCTTTCAATTTCTTTTAAAGATTCTAATCCAATAGGTAAACCAACTGTTCTAGCTAAATTATATAAGTTGGTATCACGATGATCCATAATAAGTTCATCAGATAATAATAATTCTACAGCAAACATATTGGCTTGTATTTCTACTTTATCAGTACAGTAATAGGTATGTGCTCGTAGGAATGGAATATTTATATCATGATGTAAAATGGCATGACCTAATTCGTGGGCACAGATGAAACGCTGCAGAGTAGATGGTACATTCTGATTAATATGAATGGTACGGATTCTATAATGAGAATCACAATAACCTAATAAGCTCCCTAAGTTTTCAAATTTAAGCACAATATCAAGGCACTCACACAAGTGAAAGGGGTCATTGGTATTGTGCTTTTTAATTAACTCTCTAACAATCCTTTTAATATTCATTAGTATCACTCCGATTCAATTGTAAAGGGGTGAATGTATTATTTTCCTTCTACCTTTTTTTGTTCTTTTTCTAATTGTTTAATACTTTTTGGTGGAGTAGGGAGGTTTTCAGGCATGGTACCGCCTAACTCTTTAATGGTTTGACGCACTTTTGCACCAACTTCATGATGAATTTTATTGGCAAGTTCTTTTCCTTTAATTTTTTCCCGGCGCAATTTTTCATCCGTCTGTGTGGCACGGAATAGATTGGCAGCTAATTCAGTACTCCCCATGTGATCCAAAATTTTTTGTGATTTTTTAAGCCCTTTACGTGTATGAATTTCTTTTTGACCTAATCCACCATATAACCCTTTATATCCCTCATTTTGAAAGATTGCATAATCTCTAGGTTCTACTACACCTGCTTGATTAGCTGCATTAGCTAAAGATGAATTATGCTCTTTTAAATCATTACGGATAGCTAAACGTTTTTGATCTTCACTAAGTGCATTAAATTGTTCACTAACTTCTCTCTCATGTGTTTTAACAGCAAAATAGGTTTGTGCTTGTGCAACAACTGGTTTTTTGGAATCACCATTCATAGCAATTAGATAACAAGCGTATCTAGATAATACTATATCTTGTATGTTCCTATCAGCCACCCCAAGATGTACTATTTTCCCGACGTCAGCAAAATGGAGAGAAACAGGAAAACCACTATTTTGACAGGCTATTTTTGCCTTTTCGATTACATTAAGAAAATTATCCCATTTTGCATATCCCAATATAGTTTGTAAGTCACGTGCATACCAAAATTCATTTCCATCATCATCGTATTTTTTTTTAGAATCAAAAGAGTTTTCTGTACCAGAGGCACCAATAGGTTGGATATCATTAAAGAAAAAGAAAAACATAATATACACTCCTGTTTAAATAATTATGGATTAGTATCATTCTTTCTATATTTTTTAGGGGTAAATTTTTCTTGAGATAAGCGTTTAGCTGTACGGATAGAAGTTTCTAATGAAAGCCTTAAAAGGTCTTTAGTTTCATCATCCATTTCTTCACCGCCATTATAAAAGGCAAGGCAGGCATCTGAATTTAAATCATCTAAAATAGATTGCAACCTTTTTTGAATATCTCGTTCTACACGAGGAGTAAATTCTTTTTGTGTGGTTGCAAATCGTGGATCTAAATCAGATTTTTCAAGTTTCAATGCATCCGCGATTTTTTGAATAGTACCAGCATTAGGCGTTGAGCGCATAGCGAAATATCCAGATAAAGTTGATGCGGGTATTCCTGTTAATCGTGAAAGCTCACCTTGTGTCATATGAGATGTATATTTTTTTAGGTTTTCAGATATTTCTTTACGAATTTTTCTATCAAAATCACTAAGTTGATTCCTTGCCATAAGCGAGTTCTCCTTTCTAAACTATCTATATTATAACGAATAAAATCGTTAAAATCAATATAAACAGAAAATAAAAACGATAAAATTCGTAGTTAAATTTACGGAATTTGTTGACATAACGAATAAACTCGTTTATATTAGTGTCAAGGAGGTGATGAAATGGTAATCACTTTAGAATCAGCACGTATCAATGCAGGATACAGTCAAAAGGAAGCTGGCGACTTATTTGGCGTGCATTATCAGACTATCGCTAAATGGGAAGAGGATAATACCAAAATGCCATTTGATATGGTGAATAAGATTCCTGAAGTATATGGTATTGAACATAATCATATTTTTTTTGGCGTTAAAAACGAGTTTATTCGTTCTATTAGAGAGACTGCAGAAAATTATAAGAAACAAAGAGGTGAAATCAAATGAAAGAGAAAAAGTAAAATGCCCCAAATGTAATACAGAAGTAATAGATGGAAATTTCTGTGAACATTGTGGGGCAAGATAAATGTAAATTATTAATTGTTAAAGACGGGAAACGAGGTTAAAAAGATGGAAGGTTATACATATATGTTATTAACTCTGGGATTCCTATTTTCAACGTTTATTAATGTTACTGTAGCGGGGTTTTTAACATTAAAAATGTTTGAATTTATAGAGAAGAAACTTTTTGAATTAGAGACAAATTTTCTTAAAGCTAAAAGCTAGCTCAGTTAAATAACCGTTGTAGGTAACTATTTTATAATCTGAATAATCAGATAATGGATTATTACAATCAGAAACTATAACTGAATAGAGATTAGTCGCTTTAAATCTAGCGATAGCATCTGAATTTTCTGGATCAAATAAAAAACCACCTAAGTTTCTAGTTGGAATTGAAATTAAGCCTAATCGGTCTAGATTTGCTATAGAAATACAGTGTGATTGGTCATATTCTTTAAAGTTTTCTGACAAATATATATCTGTTATAGATAATGATACATCTGGGGTAGATTTTCTCCTTATAAGACAGCGTAAAAGTGTTGTAGGATTATCAAATTCTGCAAGTATTTTAGCATCAGTAGGATTCATTTGCTTTAATATTTCAATGAATGAATGATGGACTAAATTTCTTTTTCGATCATCCATATCTGCTGTTATTAATTTGGAAAACATTTCTCTAATAGATTCTTCCTCTATGTAGTACTTAGAAGCTTCTATAGCAGGTCCGACAATACTTAATCGTGGTTCAACTCGATGATTTTCAGGAATATTAGAAAAATTTTCTTCAATACTACGTTTGTATTCTAAAAGTGAATGCTCGTGCTTAATAACTTGTTTTTTAGACCAAGTATTTACATAGGTAAAGCAACCATTCCAAATATTTGCTAAGGTTTCACCGGCAGCACTTGCGACAGGGTTTAATACTTTATTTACTGGTTCAGGCAAATTGAGAGTAAGATTTAAATCCATAAAAATACTTCCTTTCTAGAATGTTTATAGCATTTATAATAATCAAAAGTTAAAAGCAAAGAGGTATTTAATTGAGTAATTAAATAATCATCTATAATAACAATCTATTTTCTAAGGCGATTATAACAACAACTTATTAATAAAAATAAAAAAATGTGAAAAGAATATTAAAGGAGGATATAAAAAGAAAATGGGTCGAAAGAAAAAGATTAAACAACAACCAATATATTACAAACGATACTTACATAATGATGGTGGATATATGGCAATTAAAGTAGAACCAATTCACCATAAAAAACATTTGATAGAACATAACATATTAACAATAAGAGGATAAATATGGATACTATTAAACCCAAATATGTTCCCATTAGTACACTAGCTAAAATATGGGGGCGTAGCAAAATGTACATTTATAGAAGAATTGACATGATCCGTAAGGAAGGTAAGTTCAATGAAATCTGTATGCAAATTGGACCACAACAAACATTGGTCCATGTAGATAAATTTGAAATGTGGATGCGTTCGCAACACATGAAATGGTTAAAAGCATAGGAGTAGTAAATATGGATAAGTTAATTACAGCGATACAGTGGTTATTTGGTGTCATTGTATTTGGATTATATGGGGGCATTGAATTTGCACAGTCATGGAGCGATGTTCTTTTTAATGTAGTTAATATAGCAGCATATTCTATTGGGATTTATTTGCTACAAAAAGCCAAACGATTATGGCTATATAACAAGAAAATTAAGGAAATAAAAAGGAAGCAGCATGCAGCAATTAGACAGTTGGGAGTTACTACCATATCTAAATAAACGAAGGGATGATTTAAATAAGGCCCTTACGATTGCCAAAGAGCGAGGCATAGAGCTAGCAGAAGCCGAGCGGAAATATAGAGTTGAAAAACGTAAAGCTATATTACAGGCAAAACATAATGGAGAAAAGGTATCTCTAATTATGGAGCTAGTAAATGGTGATGAAGTTATTAGTCAATTACGATATGAACGGGATGTAGCTAAAACGCTCTATGCCAGTGCTACGGAAGCAATCAATATTTATAAATTGGATTGTAGATTAGTTGAGGCCCAAATAGCTAGGGACTGGGATAAAAATGCTTAAAAGGACACCGTTAAGAGCAAAAAAAAGAATGGTTTCAAAGAAACCATTAAGCAAGAAAAGTAGAAATAAAAAAAAGAATGATATGGAGTTGGAGAAAATCCGTCCTAAGGTGATAGAGCGAGACCATAGAAAATGTATTTTATGCGGAGCCCCTTATGAAGAGATCCATCATATCAAATATAGGTCAGCAGGAGGGAAAAATAACATAGAAAATTTATGTTGCTTATGCTGGCATTGCCATAGAATTAAAATTCACGCTGGATCACATCCAAGAGAATACAGAAAAGTTTTACAAACAATACTAAAAGAAAGGCATGGATATGAGTACTAAATGGTATGAGAAAGCACTAAATAATATATGCCCAGAATGTAAAAAAGCAATCAAGCATGCTGTAGTATGTCATAGACACAAGCAGTTAATATGCATGGATTGCTGCAGTAATTGCCAATACCTAAAAAAGTTTCAAGGTGATTGGCATTGTAATTTTGACAAAGAAAAATGACCGTGTCGGGAAACACGGCCATTAAATTAAAGTTATGTGATAACTAAAATCTTACATGTTTAGTATATCACGTATAGTGGGAAAAGTCTAGTAAAATAGCGGTTTGATAGCTATTTTGTGAGACTAGATAGATACATTAACAACTCAACATAAGGTGATAACTAAATGAGAAGAAGAACAACCATAACATCTAAAAATATGATTGAAGTATCAGATCATATTACAGGGAATTCATACTATGGAAAGCCAGGCAGAAAAATAAGGAGTGAAAGAAAGCAAGTAACACCAGAAGTTATAAGAAAAAATAATTTAAGAATGGCTGAAAAGCAATTGAGGTTACTAATAGATATGAATTTCAAAGCAGATGATTATTATCTAACACTCACATTTAAGAATGAGGAAGATGAATTAGATGCAAAAGAGATGATACGAAAATTCTTTAGAAAGGTAAGGGATTTATTTAATAAGACAGAGCAAACCTGCAAATACATCTATGTGATGGAAAAGCAGGGGCGCATACATTTTCATGCATTACTTTCAAGAGGGATTGAATTAACTACTCAATTATTAAAAAAGCTATGGCCACATGGTTATACAAAAATTGAGTACTACAGAGGTGAAGCCGAAGATGCTATAGGATTGGCTAAGTATTTTATGAAGGAGAGAAAATCTGATATTGATCATAGAGATGCACAGATAAGAAAGAAATGGGTATCTAGTAATAATCTAGAAAAGCCCAAAGTAAAGAAAAAGATACTAAAGGCTACAGAGTGGCGTAAGGATATTAAAGTACCTAATGGATACTACTTAGATAAAGATAGTGTCTATGAAGGGGTAAATAATTATGGATTTCCATTTAGAACATATAGGCTAATTCGATTACCTGATTGGAGGGGAGAATATGAACAGAGAAAATCGACTAAGGCCCTGTCCGTTTTGCGGGAATAAACATATGAGGATTATGACAGGGATAAAAGTAGGATTAAAACATCATATGGTGGCATGTGATAAATGTGGAGCCGTCACTCATTTTGAAGAGTGGCCATTGTATTTAGATTGTGAAAAGGCATGGAATAAAAGGGCGGATAATTAATGGAAAACAAATATAGCGGGATTGTATTTATTCCTAAAACAACTGGAGAAGCAATCATAAATGCATATGCAATGAATGCATGGAATGATACAGGAAAATATATATATTTTACAGAAGATGGAATATCTGTAGGGATACATACCACAGATGATGGAATATATACAAATTCATTTATGGATGTAGCTATATGTGCTTCATGGCTAAATGGGGAAATATCAGTTACTGAATTAGAAGAAGTAGATGGTATCTATACAAATAGCATAAAGGAGAAAAAGCATGAACAATGTTAATTTAATGGGTAATCTAGCGAGAGACCCAGAAGTAAGATATACAAAGACTGGTAGAGCGGTGGCAACATTTACAGTAGCTGCAAGTAATACCTATATTGATGCCAATACAAAGGAAGCAAAGGAACAGACAGCTTTTGTAAACTGTGTAGCGTGGGGAACATTAGCAGAAGAAATAGGGACTTTACGAAAGGGGAATAAATGTTTAGTACAAGGACGAATTCAAACACGATCATATGAAACTCAGGATGGCGAAAAGCGATACATAACAGAAGTAGTTGCAAGTTTTGTGGGAGCAACATTAAATGGTGCCCACAATGAACCATCAAATTTTGACAACTTCAATAATGATGAACAAATACCCTTTTGATAAAGGCAATGCAGAGATGTTGCCACCAGTTAGAAATAAACGCAACAAAGCTCGTGAGAGGGCAGAAAGGTTGATGCGGTAATGGCAAGACCAAAAGATATATTTTTAAGAGCAAAAACATGTAAGCATGCGATAAAGTTTACAGACCATCAAGGCCTGTTTGTACAAAACACTTGTAAATATCCTAATAAACTAATGTTACCAGTGCCAGATAAAAGGGGGATTAGAGTAAAAGTACCCTATATCATGGCTAAGAAATGCATAAATTGTAAGGGCTATATTGATGCTAGAAAAGTAAAGGAGAAAAGAAAATGAGGTATACAATAACAAAATTTAAAATGGAAAGCGGAAAATTTGATATTACGTATACGAAAAAAGTAGCAGAAATGGATGAGCAGCATTCTTTGAAATCGTATGAAAAGCCAAGACCAGAATTCAAGGAAGCACATGTCACAATGAAAGCATTGTTACTATCCAAGTTTGGAGCATTTAAATTCGCTCAAAACATGGTATCTGTATCTGGAATTGAATTTAGATATGGTGGTAAAGATTTCTTCCCAGATGAAGTATCTAGCATTAAAGTAAAGGGATATCTACGTAACAAAGAAAGTGAAGTATGTGTATTTAGCACTAAATGGCTAGATGTTGATAAGGATTTAACAGAAGACATTAATCTAGTTCTAGGTGAAATTGAAGCATATATTGAAGGTAAACGTGCGCAAGCTAACCTATTTGATGAAGAAGAACAAGCACATGGTAATACTGACACCAGTGATGCGGAGATCATTGGTGAGGATAATGATTTAGACATGGATGATGCGGATGACATCACACCATATGAAGATAGTCCATTTAATAGAGCTGCGAGGGGATTAAATTAATGAGCAAGAAACTTATTTATGTAGCTCATCCTTATGGGGGCAAGGAAAGCAATCGTAAAAAGATTGATGTGATCATGAATGAATTAATATTTGCAGATACAGCAAATGATTATGTTTCGCCTATCCACAACTATGGATTTGTTTATTTGACAGGTGATGAATATCAAAAGGGATTAGATATTTGTTTAGGTCTCTTAGGTCATTGCGACATCCTAGTATTATGTGATGGCTGGGAACAGAGTAGAGGATGTAAAGGTGAATATGAATATGCTCAAAAGCATGGTAAGGCTGTATTCAAATTGGATGAATGGAAGGCATTGAACAGAATATGAAAGTAGAACTATTTAATGATAATTTTCAGAACTATAAAAGGTATGGCATACCTAAGGCACAACTGGTAATAGCTGATATTCCCTATAATTTAGGGGGGGCAGCATATGCAAGTAATCCTATGTGGTATATAGGTGGAGATAATAAAAACGGCGAAAGTAAGAAAGCAGGAAAAGCATTCTTTAATACAGATCATAATTTCAATATTGCAGAATACTTTCATTTCTGTAACCGCTTATTAAAGAAAGAACCAAAAGAGAGGGGCAAGGCTCCATGTATGATTGTGTTCTGTAGCTATGAACAGCAAGCGATGGTAATTGAATATGCCAAGAAACATGGGTTCAAGAATTATATACCAATCTCTTTCATCAAGAATTATTCAGCACAGGCATTAAAAGCTAATATGCGTGTCGTTGGTGCTACAGAATATGCATTGATTTTATATAGGGGAAAATTACCAAAATTTAATAATAATCACAAGATGATATTTAACTGGTTTGAATGGCGTAGGGATAACAAAAACATCATTCCTAAAATCCATCCAACACAAAAGCCTGTATCAGTATTAAAGAGATTGATAGAAATCTTTACTGATGAAGGTGATGTAGTAATAGATCCTGTGGCAGGTAGTGGTTCAACATTAAGAGCCGCTATGGAGTTAGGACGTAGTGCATATGGGTTTGAAATATCAAAAGATTTCTATAGTAAGGCGAAATCAGAAATGTTAAGCGATGTAAAAACACAAACAAGCTTATTAGAATATTGTGAATAGCAGGAGATGGAAAGTTATGCAAATGAAATGCCATAGGTGTGATAGATTATTTACACCAGTAGGTTCAGAAAAGCATTGTCCTGATTGTATAGCAGGTAAGCCAATACCAAAGAAGAGAACAGTAGCTGAGGTAAGGGCAGAAATACAAGAGAAGCGTGATGCGGAAGAAGCAAAGAAATATAAGTACGAACGGTACTGTATATGCTGTGGTAAGAAATTCTATACAAATAAAACAAAACGGGTAATATGCAGTGATTATGATTGTGAAGAGAAAATGCGTATAGAACGGTTGCAAACTAATAGAGTAAGATATAGGGCAAACGCAAAACAAAAAAGAGCTAAATAAGCTGGTATAAGGATGTAAGGTATGACGGAAGAGGAAATGCAAAAGAAGTTAGGAAGGCATTTATTTTTAAAGAATATAATTATTCCTAATATAACAATGCATGGAGATGGGAAAGGGGAATATGAAGCAGATTTAATCTACTTCAATCTTAAAGCAAGAGTTGTTACTGAAATAGAAATCAAGGTAAGCATTCAAGATTTCAGAGCAGATTTTAAGAAGAGAAGATACCATGATCATTTACATGTAGGCTATTTGTATTATGCAATACCACAAGACCTGTATGAAGACCATAAGGCAGAAATAGAAAGTCTATTAGGTGATGCGGGATTAATTGTGGTCAATATATCTAATGATAAAAGAGAAAATGCTAGATACATTAAAAAGGCAAAGAAACGTAAAGATATAAAGGCATTAAATGAAAGTGAAGTTATTAACTATTTGAGGATTGGTTGTATGAAGTGGGTGAACCGATGAAACTAAATAATGAATTCAAAAAATATATTGTAGATGTTTGTAATTATATTGACATTATGTTTTCTATCGTATTAGTTAGTGTGGTAATAAAAGGCATATTTTATACATTTACAAACAATGATTGGTTAATGGTTGGAATTGCAAGTGCAGGAGTAGTATTCTGGCCAAACAAAAAATATATTGCTAAATGGTTACATGTAGATTGGAAGAATGATCAATGGATATAATGAAATACATTAATAATAATATAACTGCTCAATTAAGAGGGGAAAAGATAAGAAATCTTAATTGGGATAAAGTGGCAAAACATATTGTAGAATATGGACCTAATATAATGGTATATGCTGGGATTAATGAAGACTGGGATAATACATGTGGAGCTATATATGATCATGGGGAAGTAATTCATGATGATGCCTATGTAACTAGTACATGGGGGACACCAAGCATCTTTACATATGTAGAAGGAAAAAACAAAAAGATTGATGGTGGGGATGAATACTTTATATATGCAGATGAACATATATATGATTGGACAGAATCAGCGTTGAAAATCGTACAAGGGAAATAGTACAAAGTGCTTGATGCGGGAGGTAGCCATTGACTGAACAGGAATTAATAAGACAAATAACGACTATTGCAGCTAAAACAGCAATAGAAGAATATAGAAAGGAAATAAGTAGGAATGAAAAGGAAACAATAGATACTCTTAGACATAATACAATGAAGCTATTCAAACACTACAATAAGTTAAAAACATATGTAGAGAATAGTATATCTGACTCCTCACAAGCCAAAGACTTATGGCTAGACAAGCTGTTAGGGGAGATGTTTGATGATGATAGTAAAGTGATGGTTAAGTCAATCATAAGAAGTAAGGAACAAACAGAACTCATGATGCGGCATATAGATAACATGATTGATATCTATGATGAGCGTTGTAAATGTCGTAGAGTGAATTATTGTGATTGCGTTAGACGATATTATATTAACGGCGAACAATTGAAAGACATTGGCAGTTCACTAGATCCTAATGTAGATGAGCGAACAGTACAACGATATATTAAAAAAGGGTTAGAAGAGATGTCTATTCTCTTATGGGGGTTAACAGGAATAAAAAGTAAACTGTCGTAAAAGTGTCGTGGACGTGTCGTAAAGATAAAGCTATAATGATAGTGTAAATAAATATGGAATGAAGAAGAAATAAAGGCACCCACAATAATTAGTGGGTGCTTTTTATGTGGAGATGCAAATGAAAAGAGCAAGGCATGAATGCAGGTATCCTGGATGTCATCAATTAACAACAGATAGATATTGTGAAAAGCATAAAGTTAAGCAAGATAATACAAGACTATCTGCACATGCTAGAGGATATACCTCTAAATGGGATAAAGCTAGGAAAGTGTTTCTTGCGGAACATCCAACATGTGAATGCGCTGAATGCAAGGCATCAGGTAATCCATTGGCAGCGAATGTAGTGGATCATATCATTCCTCATAGAGGAGATATGAAATTGTTTTGGGACAGAAACAACTGGCAAGCCATGAATAAACGTTGTCATGATAAGAAAACAGCAAGAGAGAATGGCGGCTTTGGTAATATGGTTAAACGATAATGATAAATAGTGAGAATACCCCCCTATTTAAAAATGTTTGGGCATTGAAAACCCAGACCGTGTGGCTCCTTTCTTCGTAAAAAGTTCGTGAAATAAACTATTTCTGAGAAACGAAAATTTTATAGGCATTGAAAAGAGGTGAAAAAGTAGTGGGCCGAAATGCAAAACCTATAGATTTAATCATGGCTGATGGGAACAAACGACATTTAACAAAAGCCGAAATTGAACATAGAAAAAACACAGAAATACGTTTTGGAAATGATAAATTAGTATGTCCAAAATATATAAAAAATGACAAAATTGCATATGCAAAATGGAAAGAATTAATAAGGCTATATAAAGATTTTGATTTTGTAGCATCTGGAGATGTTGGAATGCTCGGCCGCTACTGTATGGCCTATAGTGAGTATATGGATTTACTAGAACGTAGGACAACGGTATGTCAGTTGATGCCTAAAGTTGACGATGATGAGAATGAAATAATTAAAGATCAATTAGACGCCGGGAATGTACATCCAAAACGTATTCAGAAGATGATAGAGAAATATGAATATATATTATCATTTGGTGGAATAATTTCATTAGATAAAGCCATTAATGCGAAGATGGATGCATTGGTTAAAATGGAAGATAGATTATTCTTGAATCCATTGGCTAAAATTAAAAATGTACCTAAGAAACCACCAGAGGAAGAAAAAACAGAATTAGATCAGAATGGATTTGGTGATATATGACAATAAAGGAAGAGTTAATACAATATGCTAAAGACTGTATTAATGACACCAAGCATTGTTGCCAGAAACATAGATGGGCATGTGAAAGATTTCTGAGAGATATAAGTCGTAAAGGAACAGATGAATTCCCTTATATCTTTGATGATGCAAAAGCAGAGAGATTTTACAAATGGGCAAGTTTACATAAGCATACTAAAGGCGTGCTAGTAAATACGCCCATTATTTTTACGCCAATACAGCGCTTTATATTTGGTAACATTTATGGATGGCTTCATAAAGATACTGGATATAGAAGATTTACAAAAGCATATTGGCAAGTAGGAAGAAAAAATGCAAAATCTCAATCATTAGGTCTAGTTGGTGATTATGAATTAATGGCACTTGGTGAAGATAATTCGGAAGTCTATATTGGTGCGACTAAAACACTCCAGGCAAAAATCATTTACAATGAAGTAATAGCAATGCTTAAAAAATCAAATGCTTTGTTTAAAGGCAAATGGAAAGAAGCATATAGTACGATTGTACATATTAAAAGTAATTCAATAATGCGTGCTTTGTCTAAAGATGATGGAAAAACTGGCGATGGGTTAAATCCACAATGTGGACTGATTGATGAATATCATGCGCATCCAACAGATGAAATATTAGAAGTCATTAAGACAGGTATGATTGCACGGCGACAACCTTTATTATTTATTATTACAACAGCAGGTAATAATTTAGGTGGGCCTTGCTATAGAATTGAATATCCATTAGTAAGTAAAATCCTAAATCCGGATATCGAATTTGATATTCCGGATTATTTTTGTATGGTTAATGAATTAGATCGAGATGAAGAAGGGAATCTGATTGATGACATAAATGATGAAGAGTGTTGGATAAAAGCCAATCCAATTGCAGCTACATATGAGGTAGGATTAAAGAATATCAGAAGTAATTATATGTCAGCGATAGAAAGCCCAGAAAAGATGGTGTCATTTATGACTAAGAATATGAATATATGGGTTAAACAATCAGCGCAGTCATATATTGATATGGCAAAATGGAAGGCACGAGGAAGATTAAATGAGGATTTTGAAAACGATTTAGGAATATCACTATATGGATATGATGCATATGTAGGTATTGACGTATCAAAAACAATTGACCTTACAGCTGCTGGGATAGTAATCCCGGTAGATATTAATAACAGTAAGAAATTTATTACTTTAGCACACGGCTTTATACCAGAGGAAACAGTACAAACAAAAGAACGAACAGATAAAATTCCATATAGACTATGGAGTGAAAGAGGATGGCTAACAATTACTCCAGGTGAAATTGTTGATTATCGATTTATGACTAAGTGGATTGAAGAAACATTAAATAAATATGGATTAAATATTAAAGATGTTTGTTATGATCCGTATAATGCTACTCACTATACCCAAGAATTAGAATCAAATAAAGGATGGGGAATTGTAGAAATCAGACAAGGTATTATTACATTGTCAGAACCTACAAAGTCATTCAGAGCAGAAACATATCAAGGCAATATATTACACCCAACTAATGATTTATTAGATTGGGCAATTAGTAATGCTGTAACTAAAGTTGATGCTCAAGAAAATATTATGTTAGATAAAGCCAAAAGTACTGAACGAATTGACCCAATAGCAGCCGTAATTAATGCTTATACAAGGGCAAAAGTAGCGGCTGAGGATGATTTAAGTATGTACATAATGAGCGATGAGTTTAGTCTATAGGAGTCGTAATGAAATACATGAAAATAATAGGAAGTATAATTGATGACCTGCTATTTACAATAGGGGCCATCTTTTTTTGCATCGGAGGATTTATGATCCATACGATAGTAGGCATATATAGTGTTGCATTGGCCGCCTGTGTACTTGGATATATCATTGGAACGGCATACCATGTTGAAAGAAAAGGAACGAGGGATAGACCATATGGAGAATAGGAAAGGAGATATAACAATTGATACTAAGAAAGTTCATTGAAAAAAGGGATGGCTACATGCAGCCTAATCATGTTGATGCGGATTCAATTATAGATTTCTTAGGAACATCAACAAATAAATTTATGCGAGTAAGTGACGTTATTAAAAACTCAAATGTATTTGCCTGTGTCAGCATTTTGGCGGATGATTTAGCAAAACTTCCAATCCATACATATTATGGGGATGGGGATAGAACAAAAGGGATGAAACATCCTGTAGCAGAATTGTTATATACAAGGCCTAACCATTTGATGAGCGCATTTACATTGAAACAAACATTACAAATGCACGTGGGGTTGTATGGTAATGCTTTTGCATTTATTGACTGGGGGAATGATGGATTTCCCAAAGCAATATGGCCATTAGAACCATCATCTACTGTTCCATATCTTGATGTAAAAACTGGTCGATTAACATATCAAACACAAACATTACAGGGTGAAACAATTACATTACAACCATCTGATGTACTGCATTTTAAAACAATGGCTAGAGATGGCATTGTAGGTAAAGCACCATGGAGAACATTGGTTGATGAATTACGAGGGCAGAATTCAACGAAAGAATTTATTAGCAATTTCTACAAAAATGGAACACTAGTGTCCGGTGTATTGCAGACAGATTCAAAAATCAATCAAGAAGCAAAGGATAAATTAAGGGCCGATTTTGCAAGCCGGTATGCGAGTCCAGATAATGCTGGTAAAACAGTTGTATTGGATATGGGCTTAAAATTTCAGACCATAGGTATGCAGCTTGATCAAGCGCAATTTATTGAGACGCAAAAATTTGGGATTAATGAGGTGGCCAAAGTTTACCGGGTGCCTCCTCATAAATTAGCACAACTGGATAGAGCAACATATGCAAATGCGGAAGCAATGGGGCTTGAATATATCAAGTCAACACTGCTTCCTATTTTTATGCAATGGGAACAAGAACTAAACTACAAACTATTTACCAAAATAGAACGGCAACAATATTATGTAAAGTTTAATGCTGATGCGGAACTTCGAGGAGATAGTAAGTCTAGGGCTGAATACTACACAAAGATGATTCAGACTGGGGTATACACACTAAATGAAGTGCGAGCCATGGAAGAGCAAAAGCCTATGAATGATGGTATGGGTGATAAGCATTTTATATCTCTAAATTATACGACTACCGATAATTTGGAGAAATTACAACTGGCAAAAATTAAAGCTGGTGAAGACTTAACAGTGAAAGGAGGTGAGGGGAATGGACAAGGAACGGAGAACACTTCAGACCAAGATAGAAATCCGGAAGGTAGAGAATGATAACGGTGAGTTACCATATATCGAAGGTTATGCATTGAAGTTTGGAACCCGGTCAGAAAATATGGGTGGCTTTGTGGAAATGTTATCTAAAAACTGTTTGGACAATACAGACATGAATAATGTTGTTGCTTTGTATAACCATGATGAAAATTATCCATTGGCACGTAATACTGTGTCATCAGGGGCGGGGTCATTGGAGCTTAAAGTTGATGATATTGGTTTGTATTTTAGATTAACACCAACAGAAACAACATATGCAAAAGATTTAATTACAAATCTTGATGCGGGTGTTGTAAGTCAATGCTCATTTGCATTTTCATTGGCTACAAGTGGTTCTGAATGGATATGGGATGAAGATGATAATGTATACATTCGAACAATTACGGCGATCAAACGATTATGGGATGTTTCGATTGCTACGACACCGGCATATCCAGATACAGAAGCAGATACGGCAAAACGTGATTTGGAAGAGTTCAAGAGGACTCAACAAAATGAACTAGATGAAGTTCGAAAACGTAAATTAGCAATTGAATTGGAATTATTGGAGGGATAAACAATGAACGAAAAAGAACGTGAATTACGCCAAAAGATGGCAGCAAAAAATGAAGAAATCCGTGGCCTAATGAATGAAGGTAAATTGGATGATGCGGAGCAAGCAACAGAAGAATTGCGCCGCTTAAAACGTGAATTACAAGTAGAAATTACATTGGGTGAAAACAGTGTAGATACTGTACCACCAGAAGCACGTCAACATCAAAATCATGATAATGATATTGATGTAAATCAAATCATGGCTCGTGCTTTGCGTGGTAATCAATTGTCTAAAGAAGAAAATGAAGTATTGGTGCGTGCTAGCACATTGAATGAAGGAACCGGTAAAGATGGTGGGTTTATTGTTCCTAAAGATGTACAAACGGAAATTAATGAATTGAAGCGAACATTAAATCCATTGGATGAATTAGTACGAATTGAAAAGGTTGCCACTATGAGTGGAGAGCGAACTTATGAAAAGCTTTCCACCATGACAGCATTCCCAAATGTAGCTGAACTAGCAAACATTGCAAATTTGGAAACTCCAGAATTCAATCGCGTTGAATACAAAGTTCAAAAATATGCAGGTATTTTGCCAATTTCTAGTGAACTATTAGCAGATACAGACCAAAACTTATTGAATTATTTGTATCGTTGGTTGGCTAAAAAGGATACGATTACACGTAATACAGAAATCGCTAAATTAATTAATACGCTTACGAAAAAACCAATTACAGGTATTGATGGATTAAAAGACATTTTAAATGTTGACTTAGATCCAGCAATTGCATTGACTTCTATCCTTTTAACTAACCAAGATGGGTATAACTACCTTGATAAATTGAAAGATACACAAGGTCATTATTTATTACAACCAAACCCATTAAATCCAACTGAAAAGATGTTAAGTGGTAAAGTGGTTAAAGTTGTAAGCAATAAGGTATTACCTACAGATACTAGCGGTAGCAGCAAAAATGCACCAGTAATTATTGGGGATTTAACAGAAGCAATTACGTTGTTTGACCGTGAAGCGATTACCTTGTTAGGTACAAATATTGGTGGCAATGCGTTTGTAACAGATGGTTACAATATCCGTGGTACACTTCGTTTTGATACAAAAATTGTAGATAATGAAGCAGCTGTATTTGGTCAATTGAAATTGGCATAAGGTAATTATTATGCAAAAGTTACTGGATGATGTAAAAGAATATTTACGGGTAGACAGTAATGATGAAAATACAGTAATTGAAAATTATATTGAAGCAGCAAAAACATATATAGAGAACGGTACAGGGAAAGCATTTGACGAAAAAAATAGTCAAATGCTTTTAGTCGTTAAGATGTTATGTGGGCATTGGTATGATAATCGGAATGTAGTAGGCGGTGGCGGTGAGTTGCCGTTTACTATTACTTCATTATTACTGCAAATTGAACATAAGAAAGAGGTGTAACAAATGAAAGTAAAAGTACTACATCCTACTATCATTGATAGTCAATGGCTTCAAATTGATGACGTAGTAGAAGTAGAAAATGAAAAAGCGCAACCATATGTAGAAACAGGGCTAATTGAAGTTATTGATGATGTGGGAATTACTCCACCGAATGTTAAAACTGGTGGTGAAGAAAATCCACCGGAAGGAAATCCACCGGAAGGAAATCCAAATCCACTAAATGAGGATAATAATGGTGATGAAAACCAACCAGACGAAGATGGGGATAAAGGTTCCAAGTCCGGAAAAGGTAAATAATCATGTTACGGATTGGATCTATGAAGAACCGTATTGAAATATTACGGCAGACCATAGAGCCGGATGGACAAGGTGGTTATAAAAAAGAAAAACCACGTAGAATTGCCACGGTATGGGCCGCTATTTTAAAACCAAGATTTTGGGATGGTGATAGTGGGAAAGGTCCTACTACAGCAATTACACAAGGTATACAGATACGACCGTTAAAAGCAATTGATACTGATTGTATTATTAGGTACCGTAATACAAATTATGAAATATTAGACATAGAGTATAATACGGATTCTTATATATTGACATGTCAGGCAATCAAGAAACGGTAGGTAACTATGGCATTTGTAAAAGCTGATATATCTAATGCTACTTATAAGGCAATGCGAGATATTTATAATTATAATTCTGAAACACAAGAACGAATTAAAGAAGTAACAAGGAATAAAACGCATGAAGTATTAACTGTAGCAATTCAATTGGCACCTTATAGAACTGGTAAATTTAAAGGGACAATAAGGGAAGAAATTAAAACACATAGTCAAGGTATCTATGGACGGGTATTCACAAATTCACCGGTAGCACATTTAATTGAATTTGGCACAAAGGGGCATGTAGTAATGCCCAAAAAGAAAAAAGCATTGGCTCCAGGAGCAGCCGGCTGGTTTATGACTAATGCTACAATTCCTGCAATATCTGCAAAGCCATTTATGAAACCGGCTATGGATAAGGTTCGTCCAACGATTGAAGGTGCAATTAAGGTGGCAATAAAGAAATGAAGATAAAAACTATTCCATTTAATGCTGTACAAAAAGCATTTTATAAATTGCTGACAGAAGGACAGACGGCTCCTGTATATGATCGTATCCCTGCAGGGGATGAAGAAATGCCATATATTTGGTTGGGTGAGTTTCATGGTGTACCTGTGGAAGATAACAAAACACATACAGTACATAGAATTAGCCAGCAAATAGATATATGGAGCAATCAACCTGGTAAGAAAGAGGTTAATGAAATTCTGAATGATGTAGCTACATTAGTTAGACATTACCAATTACCACTTGAAGGGTTTAAACAGGTCGGTGATGCTCATATATCTTTATATCAGGCAATAGGGGAACGATACGAAGATAAGACTAGTGCTTATCATGGGATCATGATGATTGAGTACACAATTGAAGAAATTGATTAGGAGGTAATTAATATGGCATTAACACAAGAGCAAATTACAGCACTACCAGTGGCACCTAGTGATACAAAGGCGGTAGCTGGCAAAGATACGTTATTGTATATTGCATCTAAACAAACACCATTAACATGGTTATTGGTTGGTGGTCAAAAGAACTCACCACTTAAAGAACAGGCAGACTCCTTGGATGGTTCTGATAAATCTAGTGGTGGTTGGAAAAAAGGCATCCCTGGTATGAAATCTTGGAGCATCGAATATGATGGTCTATATGTGTTAAATGATAATGCAGTGGATATCTTGCGCTATTCCTTCCGTGAAGGTAAGGCTGTGTATGTTCGTGTAGAATATCCGGATGGTTCTTACAAACAAGGATGGGCGAATGTAACATCTTTTGAAGATAACAACTCTTCTGATGCAATTCAAACATTAAAGGTATCCTTGACAGGGTATGGCGCAATTAGCGATTTGATTGCGATTGGTGAAGTTAAAATTACATCTCCTACAGCAGCATTCTCTAAAGCAGCTGTAGCAGATAAAACTGTAGCAGTAACACCTACAGACATTACAATTCGTACTGTAACCGATGATACTGGTACTGTATTAGTATTCGGAAAAGACTACGAATTTGCAGAAGGTACATTAACTTTGAAAAAGGAATACCTTAAAAATATGACAGTAGGTAACCATGTACTTGAAGCAAAATTTGCAGCAAAGACAATTCCTATCACAGTAAATGTAACAGCATAATTTTGTAATACAAAGGGCGGGATAAAACCCGCCCTATTTATATAAGGAGATAAAAATGAAAGAACAGACTACATTGACCGTCAATGGGGAAAAATATGAATTATTGTATACACTTGGTATTATGCGTCAGATTGAACGAACATTAGGATGTTCTTTGATTTCAATCTTATCAAGACTTGATGGTAAGGCTCCGGAACGGGTAGGTATTGATTTCATTATGGCAAACTTACAATATGCGGTAGTTGGTGGTTTATCAGAAGATAAAGCCTATGATCTAATTAATAAATATTGTGAAGGTGAAGGTACATTGGATACATTGGCAGGGTTCCTAATGATGGCGTTATATAATACTGGTTTTTTTATCCCAAAGCTACCAGAAGAAGTGGAAGCACAGGTGGAGGAACAGAAAAAGAAGTAGCCTCCATTGAAGAATGGATTAGAACTGTAGAACCAATTGCATATGGACCATTACATCTATTGCCTGATGCTCTTGAAAATCTAACTATGAAAGAGTTCTATTTGTTACTTGATGGCCATTATGCTCGTAAAAAAGAAGAGGACTATAAGCAAGCATATTTCACATATTGGATGCTTGCTCCAAACTTAGGGAGAGAAAGCAAAATTACAGTAGATGATATCTTCAATCCATTGCATCAAGATATGGTAAAGGATAAGGAAAGCGAAAAAGAGGAGCTATTACGTACGTTTAATTTATAAAGAAAGGAGGTGGAATGATGGGAACGACCATAGCAGATTTAGAGGTTAGGATAGGTGCGGATAGTAATCAGTTTAAACAAGAACTACAGAAGGTAGAAACGCAGGTAGGGAAAGCATTTAATGTAAATCCAATTAATGAGTTTTCTACAAGTGTAGATAGTGTAACAGGTCGTGTAGGTAGTTTGGTTAGTAAGTTTACAGCTATAGCGGGAATTATGGCCGGAGGATTTGGACTAACATCCATGATTGAAGGTTCTGTGAAAGCCGGCGAAGCAGTTTACCAATTATCTCAACGATATCAGATTACAACTAAAGAAGCATCTGAAATGAACCGAATTCTAAAGATTACAGGTTCTGATGCGGATACAGCAGCTAAAACAATTATGCGATTGGATAAAGCTTTATCCGGGAATAGTGCAGAAGGAAAGAAAGCACGAGACACTTTGGAATTATTTGGTGTTTCATTAACGGATGCGAATGGCAAAATATTGCCAATGAATCAGCAATTGGCAGAGTTAGCTAAAGGATACAGGGCGGCGGCTGATGCGGGATATGGTCAGGAGTATGTGATGAATACTCTTGGTGTCCGTGGACTTGCTTTGATTTCCGTATTACAGAATTACAATGAAGCAGCAACAATCGCTAGCAAAGTTAAAGGGATTGGGCTAAATCCAGAAGAAATGCATAAAGCCTCTTTACAATTAAAAGAGATGGAAATGCAATTTGGGCAACTAAAATTAGCGAGCGGTGCAGCAATTACACCATTAGTGATGGAGTTACTACCACAACTGCTACCGTATTTGCAAGAATCAGCAGTATGGATTAATAAAAATAAAAATGAAATTGCAAGTACGGCTAAAACATTAATTCAGATTGTAGCATTGTATGAAAGCATTAAGATTGCTAAAAAAGCAGCGGCGGCAGTTAATGCAGTAGTGTCAACTGTGAAAAATTCGCAAGGCCCAATGGGGTTAGATACGGCTGAATTAACAAGAGCGCAAGAAGCGCAGATTAATAAAGCACTTAGAGATAATGAACGTGTATATGCACAAATGCGAAGAGAAGCTATTAAAACCGCTAATCAGCAAAAATTATCCGCAGAAGAAACAAGTGCATTCTTAGCAAAAGAATTCAGCAAGATTAGTATTAAGGCTACACAATCAGCAGAGCAGATTCGTGCAGCCATGACTATGGGTTTTCAAAGTGTAAGAGCGGAAGCAGCGCAAAGTACAATTGCTGTTAATAGATCTGTTCTATCTACAGGTGCAGCAGCACAAGAGTCAGCAAATCTACATGTAGCGGCTAATGTTCGAAAAGTAGAAAGTGATATGGCTGTAGTAGCCAGTCAAGGTAAAGTAGGTGTAGCTGCAACGGTTGCAGGTACAAAAGCCGTAGAAGCTAGTGCAACAGCAACAGCAGCTGCAACAGCAAATATTGAAAAGAATGCAGTGTTAGCAGCAAGCTATGAAGGTGTCGGTGTAAGAGCCACAACGGCAGGAGCAGTAGCAGTTAGTGCAGCAGGTAGAGCTATGGGAGCTGTTACAACATTAACACGAGCAGTGTGGGCCCTTGCTGGTGGATGGTTAGGTGTAGCAGCAGCTGTAGGGTTTGCACTATATTCTATGGGACAAGCCAATAAAGCAGAAGCAGAATTTCAACACGCCAATGAAGTAACTTTGATGGATAAGGGAAAGAAATATCATCTTGCAAAAAATAGAGATGGTAAAGTCGTTTTTGCCAATAATAGTGCCGGTTATGTAGAAGTTCCAGAACGATTAAGGAAAAAATATGAATCTCATGTGGCGGCTCAAAAGAAAGCTAGTGCAGATGCTGCCCTAGGAGAAATTCAAGCAGAACAAGCAAAACTAATGGAAAGCATTAATGCACAAATACAAAACTTAGGTTCCATTAGCGATTCAGCAGGGAGTACATCTGTAGTTGAGCATACCGAGCATAAGGATACATCAAGTGCAGCTGAAACAGTTCGGTTTATGATTAATCAAGGTATTGACCCACGAATAGCATTTGGCATGACCGGTGGAAACATGCAAGAATCCAGCGGAAATACAAAGGACTTAAATCCAATGGCTGAAAATCCAAATAGTGGAGCTTTTGGCATTCAACAATGGTTTCTAGATAGAAAAGAAGCATTATTTAAATTTGCCGAAGACAATCATTCAGATCCATATGATCTTCACACACAACAAGCGTTTCAAGTATATGAAATGTTGTATGGAAATGAACGAGATAACTATAAAACTGTACTAGCAGAACTTGGAAATAATCAAGATGTAGGCCTTGCAGCTAGGTTAGTTGATGAACATATAACACGTTCAGAAGGAACGGAAGGTATTAGGGCTCAAAAAGCCGCTAATGCACAATTACTATATAATGACATGAAAGGCGAAGGGGGCCTTACTGGGGCTGATATATTACGCCGTCAAAAATCAATTGATGATGCAAAAAAGGATTTAAAGAATTTAGAAGGTGAATTAAAGCAAAGTATCACTGGAGAAATTGGTACATCTTATGAAAGTGAAATTCAAAAGATTGAGGAGGATGTACGAAAAAAATCAGAAGCAATCAAGAAGATTAAAGATGTCAGCGATACGATTGATACCTCAAATGCTGAAAAGCTATTAGATCAGTTTAAAACTGTTGAAGTAGATAAAGTAAATAAAAAGCTACAGGAGCAACGGGATAAATTAAAACTGGATACAGCCAAAACTAATGCAGAAATCTTAGGAAACTATAAAGATTTAGCTGAACAACAGTTTATTGTATCTAAAAATGAACTAGATAGAGAGCGAGAGGAACGCCTAAAATCAGTTGCAAAACAAAAGGATGATGCGGAAGCTAAAGCACAGGTTGAGGAATGGTATACAGCCAAATATAAAGCCTTAGTAACAGAACGTGAAACGGCAGAGCGTGAGTCATATGATAAAGCTGTTAAATTAGCAATTAACCGACATGATGCAAATAGACTCCAACAACTAACAAGTTCAAAAGATGCTAAGCAATATAGGGACTGGGAAGGCGATACCGCTAAACTACAGACATTCTATAAACTTTGGGAACAAGGTAATATGTCGATGTCAGCTGCCACAGCAGAAGCAGCTGAATCATTTGCTAGTGGATTATCTTCTATCTTTTCAAATCTAGCAACAGATATTACAAGCGTAAAAGATTTAACCCAAAATATGGGTAAATTAATTCTTAGTACAGTAGTTAATATCATTGCTAAAATAGCGGCTGCAAGATTAGCGGCAGCATTGTTAGGGCAGTCATTGGGGGGAGGGGCTCCAAGTATTGCTAGTAGTGGTAATGTACACAAATTAACAATGCAAGGATTTGTAAATAGTGCCATTGCTAGAATGCCCAATATACCCACATATAAGTTTGCAAGTGGCGGTGTTATTACTGCTCCAGTAATGTCATTAATGGGGGAAGGTAAAGATAATGAGGCTGTATTACCTTTAAATCAAAATACATTTGCTAGTCTTGGTCGTAATATTGCGAACACTATAGGCGGGGGACCGGTCATGGTGAATGTAAATAATTACACTAATAGCAAAGTAACTGTTACGGAAGAAACATCAACTGGTGATATGAAAACACAAATTGTGAATATTGTGATTGAAGAAATCGCTAGTAACAGAAATGGAAGCCAAGATATTTTAAAACAATTAATAGGAGGTAGGCGCTAATGTATGTGTTTCCTACAGATATTCCGGAGCCGATTATTCCGGCCGCATCGAATTCCGGAAGTACTTATACGGAAGTTCTAACAGATAGTACAATCACATCCACTACGGATGCCAACTATAAAATTACACGGCCGAGAACTACAAGGGTGATTGGAAGCTGGACATATACATGGCTAGGACTTAGCGATGAAAATTATGAAAAGTTAAAAGCATTTTGGAAGAAGGTTAGAACATCAGAAGAGTTTGAGTTTAAAAACTATTCTGATGGGAAAACATACAGATGTAGATTTGTAGATAAGTTAAGTTTCCGATTAGATTATCCAATTGGGTGGTATGGATCATTACAATTTGAGGAGGTGTAACAAATGCTAAGATGGCCTGCTACGGCGATTATTGAAAAGAATAAATTAGCAAGTGATGCCCCTTTCTTAGTATTGGTTAAAATGGTCCATTCAGAATTAACAGAGCCAATATGTTTGGTTAGGAATACAGAAAGTATTACATGGGATAAGCAAGAATGGCAAGCATATCCTATGAATTTTGACATCAATACAATTGATGGACAAACAGAACCTAAGTTAAGTTGGACTGTGTCTAACTGTGCAGGAACATTGCAACAGTATATACAAAAATTCAAAGGATTTACAGATGCGGAAGTAACAATATATGTCGTACATGCGAATATGCTAGACAATACAGAACCGCTACAAGCTTTTGAATTCACTGTTACAACGACTCAATATGATGAGGAGTGGGTAACATTTATACTAGGTGCATCGCCGGAAACAGTAGTTAAATTTCCAACCCATATTTATATGGCGCATTATTGTCCGTATAGATTTAAGTCGGTTAGATGTGGATATGCAGGAGGTAAAGAGCCATGCAATAATACATTGGAAACATGTAGAATCCCATCACGATTTGGAGGAGAGGAAGGCATGAATGGAAACAATGTTTAATTATAATGATCTAATAGGCATTCCATTTGTTGATGGGGGCCGAGATATAAAAGGATTAGATTGTTGGGGCCTTGCGTTGGAATTATTTAAACGACAAGGCTTTACAATTCATGACTATTCCATATCTTCGGAAGATGCACATGTAATATCAGATACTATGCAACATGATTTAAATGCGATGTGGCAAAAAATAGAAGAGCCTAAAATAGGCTGCTTGGTAATTATTCGCCTTGCAGAAAATGAATGGGCGAACCATTGCGGAGTTTATATTGGTGATGGTCAATTTATTCATGCATATTGTCATGAAACAGGTGTAGTAATTGATAGAGTTCGCAAATGGAAGTCAAGAATACTAGGTTTCTATATTCCAACAGAAAGGGCATTATATAATGATTGAAATTGTTGAAATAAAGAATCCGTTTGAACCGAATAAAAAGGAACGAAAAAAGGTAGAGTGTACAGATGGTACACTCTATTCTTATTTAGATCCAACAGATAAAGATGTCTATCTAAATGGGATACTTGTATTAGACCCTGTAAATTGCTTTCCACAAGATGGAAATCAAATTGTAGTAACTCCACATATTGGCAAAAGCCTAAAGGGGATACTTGGCATGGTGGCCATGTTAGCATTAGCAGTTTATGCACCTGTATTGGCTGCAAAGTGGTTACCTGCAACAGCTAGTAAATTAGCAATTGGACTCATGACAGGGGCCATTACAATGGTTGGTGGTAAGCTGATAAATAGTATGCTCCGATTAAACCAGATAGGTAGTACATCAGAAAATTCACAAAGTACATCTTATGGATGGTCATTGCCAAGCGTACAGACATATGAAGGTGGTGTGATTGCAGAAACATATGGTGAATGTATTCCAACCCCTCAATTATTAATGTGTCATGTAGAGACAACAAATACAGATGACCAGGATAAAAATGTACAATATTTGAATTTATTGTATTGTGGCGGATGGGGCCCTGTGGATAGTATTAGCAATATCCGCATTGGGACAACACCTATAGAAAACTTTACAGATGTTCAGATTGAAACAAGGTTAGGCGAAAACAATCAAGAGCCGATATCATTCTTTCCAACTACTGTATTAGATCAATCAATAGGTCTTGAGTGTGCTGAAAACAAACCATTAATTAGAACAACAGATACTAAGAAAGCTAAGAAGTTAGAAGTAACAGTTGAATTCCCTAATGGATTATACAAGGTAAATGATAGCGGCGATTATGATAAGAATACAGCCGAGTTTCAAATCATGTATAGAAAGACAGGAACAACGGAATGGAAAGATTTTGGCGGCGATGATAGTAATCATATTGTTAAATCAAACGGAAGATTATCCAATATAGTTACAAATGTAAAATCCATAGGTAACTCAGCACCGTTAGAGGTATGGACATTAGTAGCAAAAAAGGATAAAGATACTCTAAGTGTAACTGGTAGTATAAGTGGCAAGAAAAAAGAGGCTAGGTATGGTGAACATTATGATAATGGCATAATATCCTTTGACTTAAAGAAACGAGAAATCTTTATGAAAAAAGAGGGAACCATAACCATTACTGTTCAGAAGTCTACGTTTAGCCTTACAAAAGCAACTAGCCAAGCTGTGCGTAGATCATATCAATTTGAAATGCCTGAGGCAGGACAATATGATATTAAAGTTGTAGGCACTAAGTTACCAACAACAACAAGGGCAACAGCTTATATGACATGGTCAACTTTATCAAGCTTTATTATGGATAGTGCATATAGTAGACCTGGTAAGGTGTTAATTGGATTACGCATTAAGGCAACTAACCAACTATCCGGAGGTATTCCAAATGTCAACTGGAGACAAATTAGAAATACAGTACATGTATTTGATTGGGATACAGGAACATATGTTGAAAAAGATGCAAAGAACCCAATATGGGCTGCATATGATATGTTACATAACTGTAAGCGTTTGTATAACATTAATACAAATGTTGAAGAATATGTAGTTGAAGGTGTACCGGCGAATAATTTCAAACAGTATTGGGATGAATGGAAAAGTGCGGCGGCTTATGCAGATGAAGAAATATCTATGATTAGTGGAGAAAAAGAACGAAGGTTCAGATTTGATGCAGTCATGGATACGACACAGACAAGATGGGAAGCGGCACAAAAGGCAGCAACATCCGGACGAGCCACAATATTAAGGCATGGGACACAATATGGCATAGTGGTGGATAGACCAAGTAACATTGTACAGGTATTTGGAGAGGGGCAAATAGTAAAGTCATCCTTTAAAGGTGAATACTCATCTAGGGATGATAGGGCCCGTTCAGTAGAAATTACGTACAATGATACAGATAATGACTACAAAAATACTGTATTTATGGTACGAAGTCCAAATTATGCGAACAATTTAAGGAAGAATGATAATACGGCTAAATTATCATTGTTTGGTGTAACAAGACGTTCACAAGCATACAGAGAAGGAATGTATCTAATGGCCACAAATGAGCGACAGTTACAGACTGTTACATTTGGTACAGATATAGGAGGTATGGTGTGTGAATATGGCGATGTTATAGGCATCAATCATGCGGTTCCTCAATTCGGAGATGCTAGCGGCCGTATTGTAAAAGCAGAAGGCAATACGGTTGTATTGGATAAATTTGTTGTGTTGAAACCGAATAAAAATCATAGCATTATGATTCGGTTAGAAGATGACAGTATTATTACAAAGCAAATCAAAGCAGTAACAGAGGAAACTAATACAGATACAATTACTGTAATTGGTGAATTTACACAACAAGAATTACCTAAACGATATGATCCATATATGCTCGGTGAAGCAAATAAGGAAGTAAAACCATTTAGGATTACCAGAATTACAAAGAATGGAGATAATCAGGTAACAATAACAGCTACAGAATATGATGCGGCTGTATATGAACTTGATTATAGCAGGTATCCAGTAATTGATTATGCCAAGGTAGAAAAAGAATTATCGGTAAAGGATATTAAGTTAACTAAGATTGTAAATACGTTAAAAGATGGCACTGTACTATGTGATATTAAGGTTGATTGGGTGTTACCAATTAGTAATCAATGTAAACAAGTACAGGTATATTACAAGCGTACAAACGAAGAAACATATACTTTACTAAATACATTTAGTGGCAACGAAACATCAGCAGTAATTAGATCAGTACTTACAACACAAAATTATATGGTTCGCATTATATGCTTAAATGATTTAGGAATTGCAGGTCCTGGCATAGAAAAGACCATATATATTGCTGGAAAGGAAACAGCACCAGCAGTGGTAAAACAATTTACGGTAGTACAGGATTCTATAAATAGTAGCATACTACATTTGCAATGGGCGCCAAATCAAGAGCCGGATATATATGGATACCGTTTATATGATGACACAGGGAAAGAACTTGTAAATTATATAGGGGCTACAAATTATACGTTCTTTGCAACAGAAAGCAAGACATATACATTTGGGATTAAAGCCATTAATACGTCTGGGATTGAATCTGAAACTGCCACAAAGGCAAGCATTCAAATCACAATTACAGAAGGAAGTATAGCAGTTCCTGATAAAGTTAATTCAGCAAGTATTGAATTAACAAAAGAAGGTGTATTACTTGAATGGACTCCAATCACGAATACTTATATTGATTTCTATGAAGTCAGAAGTAATAGTAACACAGGTGATTTACAAGGCTTGATTGTAAAATCAAACTCTATTAGAGAGATAATACAACTTAAAAATAGAAAAGGAGACCTATTAATTTATGGTCATAATCCGGTAAAAGGATATGGACCAGGGTTAAATGTATCCTATGATTTCCAAAAGCTAGAAGCACCAATAGTAACATCTGTAAACATGGTCAAAGGATTTGCCTTATTAGTATCAAATATGCCAAGTACTGCTAATAGTATTCGGTTTTATATTGTAGGTTCTGCAAAGACAGATATTCTTAATTCCACAGGGAATACGATAACTTACACTGGTGATGCGGATATTTATCGTGTAAAGGCAGCATTTGTTGATGCTATAGGTGAAGGAATTGAATCTAATGAACTATTAGTTACTGTTTCAGCAACAATAGATCCAGCGTTATTAGATAAAGAAAGTTTAGGGCTGAAAGAATTTGATAAACGGGTTAACGAACTCAGTGCAGAGTTCAATAAAGTATCTGAAGAGTATAGTGTTACAGTTAAAAACCTACAGAAAGATGTAGAAACAAAAATATCTCAACTTGATAACGGCATCGACTTTAAAGTTACAAAAGGTCTCAAAGCATTAGATGGGAATGTTATTCTTTCAAGGATAAACCTTTATGAAGGTGGCGTTAAGATTGATGGTAAATTAATTCATATTACTGGCGATACTCTTATAGATGGAAATATTATAACAAACAAAATGATACAGGCTAATGCAATTACTGCTGACAAGTTGAAAGTGGATAGTTTATCTGCTCTATCTGCATATATAGGTGGCACACTACGAGGCGGCAAGTTAATTGGTACGGAAATTCAAAACGAAAACGGTTCATTTAAAGTAGATGCCAACGGTAATATTATAGGCGCTAATATTACAGCTTCACGAATTGACGCGCAGTCAATATATCAAGCAGGATTTAAGTTGCAAAATCTAATAGTTTATGTACAAAAAGTCCGGCATGGTGATTGGTGTCCACTTCCTGAAAGTTTTGATGAAAGTCAATGTACATTTGTACCAGTTGGTTGTGTATTTACCGAAAGCTACACGGCGAAAAGTAATGAGGGTAATTTTAATGACATTACAAAGGCCAGAATTAGCGATTCGGAGATGGATCAGCAACGTAGGCGGTACATTGGCGAATGTCAAATATATTCTCGTCAAGATAAGGAAACGGGGACGAATATAGGGGTTTTCGAAAAACGTAGGGCCGTAGTCGAATCTAAGATTTATCGAGAATGGTCTTCCGGCAACGATGCCGGAAATACCTACGAATCAACTACATATTCGTATGGGGAGCTATTTGTACTAGTTATTGCTAAAAAGTAAAGGAGGTTCTATGGTCGAGCAGGATTTAACGCTACACACGGGGAGCGACTTTAGTTTTAGTTATGTCGTTCCTCAAGGTAGTGATTTTAATTTAGATAATTATAAAGCGGCGTGCAAAATCCGCAAACGCCCCTATGGAGAGGTGATATTAGAACTACAACCAGTAATTGAAAGTAAGCAAGTAACATTTCTTATATCAGGCCAAGAGTCAGCAAACAAACATATATCTGGTGGCGACTATTTATATGACGCGTTTATTTACAACGATGAAAAGTGGCTTAAAATTGGCCAAGGTACGATGACAATCATACCAGATATTTCTATGCATAATTAAGGAGGATTACAATCATGGCAGACAACACTTTAACAATTAAATTCGACAAAGAAACAACTTTACCTTTATTAGACGGGTTAGGCAAAAGTGCCTACACTATTGCCGTAGCGCATGGCTTTAAAGGATCAGAACAGGAGTGGCTAGACAGTTTAAGAGGCATGCAAGGTGCGACTGGTCCTGTAGGCCCTCAAGGTATCCAAGGTCCGGCTGGTCCAAGAGGTCCTAAAGGCGATCCAGGTAGTGCAGAAATCGCCGCTCAATTATTGCGACAAAAAAATATATATCTACCAAACTCAAATGTAGGTACAGTAATCGCCAAGGTTATCGAATTGTTTAGCGACAACATTAAATACACGCCTAAACGACTTGAATACGAACAACCTAATGCCGGCCAAACATTCATTGATCTCAGAGGAGAACCCCATTTTAAAGTATCCATTAACGGTGGCGAAAAGAAAGAATTTGAGTCCGATAATATGCGAGTTAATATTGAACCTTTCGGGGCGGATAATATTTTAATTAAATACTTTGATTTAGCAGATAGAGAATATCAAAATATTGTAATTAAGGGAATTGCTGGGGCCACGCCAGAGGAAACATATGAAGATGGATCTGGTGCCGTGTGGAAGAAATATGGTAAAAAAATTGTATTGGATGCAAGCAACTATACTGGCGAAACGTTAAAATGGCAGGGCAAATGGGGTTTTGGCGAATTTGATATTATTGAAATGTTATCTAATTCAGAAAAAACATTAACGCAGACAGAAGACTATAATGAGTCTTATAAATGGTATGGTAAAACGCTTGTAATACCGGAGCCACAGAATATTATTTTGAATTGTTCAATAGAGCTTGGCGATATCGATGTCGATAGCATTGTAAAACGGCAATCTTTATACTTTAGAGATAGCGGATTCAAATGGAATGGTAGCGAATATGTAAAATATAGGGGTTAAGTAAAGGGAGGTATAATGCAGGAACTAAATTATTTCATAAGCCGTGCATCTAGCATATTAACCGATTCATTTGCGGTAAAAGCATTGCTTGCGGTTATTGCTGAAATCGCTATATACATGATTGGTCTGAAACACGTACAAGTGTTGGGGATATTTATTATCTTAGTGTTTTTGGACTTAGTCACAAAATGGGCATCAATCGGTTTCAAAATGCTCATTGATATGGGAGCTAAGCCAGAGAATTTAAGTGCATGGGATAAGTACATAGCTATACCGAGCGCATGGGATAAAGGGTTAATCTCATCTAGGCACATGCGAAAGCCTTTTGTAACAAAGGTGCTTACATATTGCCTAGCTACATGTGCTGCATGGTGCTTTGATTACATGGCTGGGCAATACGCTTTTGCGGTCAATCTCGTATGGTTGTATCTTGGGTCAGTTGAATTTCTTTCTATCCTTGAAAATATGAGAGATGGCGGAAATGCAACAATAGCTGGTCTACTTGACGTTGTTCATTCAAAAGTAGATATGATTTTAAAAAAATAACATAGTATAGTACCACGCTCATATCATTGGGCGTGGTTTTTATAATGGAATATTGGAAATAACGATAAAATCACCATGAAATTATCGTTAAAAGCAGAAACAGAGGTGTATATAATGAAAATTGGTACATATTTCGATGATTACGAATTTGCTTGTAAGTGTGGCCGTCATGGATACGATAGCGACGGACACCCTATTTTAGACCACATCATTGATAAAAGGCTCGTTGATGTATTGGACGCTATCCGTGAGCGTATCGGCCAACCTATCGAAGTGTTAAGTGGCTATCGTTGCCCAGAACATAATGCGGAAGTCGGTGGCGTTCCTAACTCTCAACATGTAGAGGGCACAGCAGCCGACATTACCTATGACGGCATTAACGTGGATTATCTTGCACAGGTGGCCGAGGAGTGCGGTGCAGATGGCATTGGCTGTTACTATCACCAAGACTTCGTACATGTTGATGTAAGAGGATATGAAGCACGTTGGAATGATCTTAATTAAATAGGGGGCTAGATATGTATGAGAAAATCACGAACTACATCAATGCGGTTAAATCTCAAATTACTGTTAAGCGGTTTATTATGCTTACTTGTGCTTTGTTGCTCATCATTGGTGCATGCCAGCTCATCGACGGCTATATCACAGCAAGAGGAAACTATCAGCGTGCCGTTGAAAGACTGGAACAAACTCAAAACGAACTTAATCGAAGCCGACGCCTCAATCAAGAACTCAAACTTGTCATTGAGCGAAGCTCAGAGCTTAACAGTCAAGCAGGCGACCGAATTGCAAGAATTGAAGATTATCAACGAAGAGAGGGCGAAGGACTTAACCGCCTTGAAGGATATCAACAAGAAACAGGGCGAAGAGTTAGCAAAGGCATCGGAACTAATAACCGAGCAAGCGAACTCATTGGAAACAGCCTCCGTATCATTGAACGAGTTGAAAGCGGAAATAAAGAATAATAAACGAACAGAACAAAGGTTACGCCGACAACGTGATACATGGGCTATTAGCAACGTTGCATTATTTCTTGCCGGTGTATTGCGTAGATAGACGGGGGTGATCCATATATCTCCATAGCGTGTAATGGTGGATACACGCAACTATAAATAAAAGAGCCTACTAACCTAGATTAAATCTACGTTAGTAGACTCTTTTTTGTTTGTAAAAATCAAAATAAATACTTGCTTTTATACACGATATAGGGTATAATGAAGGTGTAAGGAGGTGAAACCATTGAAAAGGAAGAAAATAAAAAAGTGGCTACCCTTAGTAATAGCTATCATCCAACTAGCAACTGCGGTGATAACGGCGATTAATAAGGAGTAACCACAGGGGCTCGAAAGAGCCCCACTCTTCCTCATTATTATAGCAATGGGACATATATGATTTCAAGATTAACTTTAATAATTAGTATTATTGCTCTTATATTATCCGTTTATAATTTATTAGTAATATTAGGAGTACTGAAATGAAATTAGATGATGTAATGACAACACAAGAGGCGGCAGAACGTTGGAATGTTACTGCTGATTCTCTTAAACAAAACTGTAGAGGTCGTGTAAAGAATGGATTTTTAGAAGGTGAGTTTAGAAAGTCTGGGAAAATGTGGCTTGTAACTCGTCAAGGAATGGAAAGGCTATATGGGAAGGAGAATAATAGAGTTAATTGACTTAATTGACTTAATAAAGAGTTCATGATAAATTCATCTTATACTAATGAAGTGTTTATATAATAAGAAAAAGTTATGTAGGAGTAAAACGTGTTATTAGGAGTGAAATGTATCATGGAACGTAGTGTACAATGTTTTGCCGATACGGATAGAACGGCAATGGATATTGCAACGTGGTTTTTACAGAGAAATGCATTTGATAGAAAAAATAATTTAGATGTAGAAGGTATTTCTAATTTAAAATTACAAAAGTTATTATATTATGCATATGGGTGTTTTTTGGCATTATATGAGGAACGATTATTCCATGAGTATGTAGTTGCGTGGCAACATGGGCCTGTTGTAGCTGTGGTTTATGAAAATTATAAAGCTAATAAATCTAACTCAATTAGTAATATAGATACAAGACAAGTAGAGTTTGCGGACAATATTACAGATGTATTAGAGTTTGTATACAAAGAATTTGGTAAGTATACTGCATGGGCATTGCGGAATATGACTCATGAGGAAACCCCATGGAAAGAAACAAGGCAACCTAATGTTATAGATGATGGACTGATATTTAATTATTTTAGAGAGAATTATATTGAAGCTTAAAAAGGGAAAAGACCAAAGGCAAAAATTTTCTAAAGAATTAGCTGAAAAGTGTAGAGTGCAAAACACTAAAATTATGGTATCTTTTAGTTGCGTTACTTCTAATAAAGACTATAACTTTGGATTTTTTCAAAAGGACATTAGATCTAATCTTAAAGTTAGAGAGGCACTTGATGAATTATTGGGGATAATGACATCATTAACTTGGAAAGAAGCTAGTCTTAAAAATAAGTTTGAATTAGGTGGATTTGAGGTAATACCATTTGGACAAATGAAACCAATTAAAATTGATAAGCTAGCGGTAACTAAAGATACTGGAATTCATGTTTTTAGGTTTAATTCTCAGGAATGTAGGCTATGTGGAATTAAAGATTCTTATTGTAATGTATTACATATTATTGCATATGATTTTAATTATAAGTTATATCCTCATGGAAGTTGAAAGGCCACTGCATATCAATGCAGTGGCTCTTTTTATCGTGAAAGTTTAGTGGCCGAAAATTCGGCCGTTAAATTTTATCGGCTCAAAATTGAGTTAATGAATTTTAGTTTAAGAAAAGTTTAATCAAATGAAGCTAATCCGTGAAATAGGATGCAATATATTTGATGGTACAGGGGATTTAGAAAAAGCGGTTAATACTTGTATTCAATAAAAGAAAAATAACGTTTGCCCCTTATTTGCCCCTTTCTGAAATGTAGCGTTTAAATATTATAGTAGTGGTGCGGAGTATTGAGTATAAACCCTCAATCCGCACCAAATATAAGGACCTACAGTTCGCTGTAGGTCCTTTTTCTATATCTGTATGAGCAGAGTTTTATGGGAGAGATATATGATTAAAAAAAGTATTGCTTTATGTATGCTTTCGCTAGCATTGTCTTGTCAATCTAGTTTGGCTGCATCAGTTAAAAATCAAGGTCAGACGTCAAGTGTTACGTTAGACTTACAAAAGTCAGATATGAAGGTGGAGTATCAAATTTTTGATTCTCTTTATAATGATCGGGATGAAAAGGCTCTTAAACAAATCACACGTTATAATACGTTAGAAACAAATAAGCAAGGTATTGGATATGGTAATCGAGATAAACCATTACGTATCGTAAGTCCTTATATGAGAAAGAATGGACACGGGGCGATTAAGTTAACTAATCCAGTTAATATTCCATCCTACAGAACACGTGCAGATAAGAATAAAGCAAGTGATAAAGAATTTAAAGCCTTTCTAGAAAAGAATAAAGGGAAATCTTATGATCTGTATGCGGCTAGAACTAAAGAGGAAATAAAAGAATCAATAGAGGCATTTTTTAAGCCCATAGAGTTAATTGAGTATCCTATTAATAATCCTAAGGATTATAAGCTAGTTGCTACGATTCCAGGGTTTCCTAAACAAATACCTAGCTTTGCAAAGAATATTCATCTGCATAGTAATCCCCCATTCTTGCAAGGCGGTTCATATGTACAACTGGCCTTTGGTGGTACACCAGATCAATTGAAGCCTTACATTGATGAGGCAAAGACTGATTCTAAAGTTGTCATTTCGAAATCGGATTTATCTAATGTATATGTAAAAAACTATGTTGATTCGAATATGGAATATGCAGATACCTTGAAAACCTTACTGCCTACATCGATAGTTGTTGTAAAAAATACAACAGTACCTATGGGTAAATATGTACAAAATCTAGTGGATAATCCTATTGAGAAATCTGTTGATGAAATATATGAATTAGAGAATCAAGTGTTGACTGAGTTTAATAAGATTAAAATTGATGGTGAAAGTAGCGATGCTAAGTATAAGCGTTATATAGAAACTCGAAAAAGAGTAGAGGCTGAGCGAGATATATTAAAACCTAAACAGATGGATACGGTAGGTTTAGATAAGAAGGAATATCCTATTTATACAGAGTTGAAGAATCGAAAACTACAGAAACAATATTTACATAGACTCTCTTTTAATGAAGATTCGGTAAAATTACCTGATGATTATGTAATATATTTATTTGATTTCGGTGGTAATTGGAATCATCCATATGCACTGGGGGCAGCAGTGAGTCCTGAGAAAAATTATATTATTTATTTCTGTCAGCGTGGTTAATTGTAGGTTTAATATTGTAATTAGCTGATTTAATCTCTTTATAAATAGTAATTATTAAAATAAAAAATTATTTGCATAAAATATTTTAAAATATAAAATAATTATAGACATACTGGTGTGTCAAAAAGGGATTAGAGAGTTCGGCCAGACACAATATGATATAGTTCGAGAGATTTATATACAAATTAAGACATGTTACGAGAGAGACGAGTAACATGTCTTTTTTATGTGCCTAAAAACAGATGATGGTTCATTTTTTACTTATAAAAATGACTTCATTTTGTATTTAATTAACTGATAAATGTACTTAAAAATAAATAAAATATTGACATTAGAAATATAAACAGATATATTGATAGTGATATTCGTTTTCATAAAGAGAAATAGTGGAAATGAAATAATGACTATAGTGTAAGAGTTTTAGGAGGGACCTTTCAAATAAATAAGATGTATCAAGTTATTTTTAATATCAAAAAAGGTTGTTATACGGTTGTATCAGAGATTGCGAAGCGTACAGGTAAATTTAGTAGTGAGTTAAAGAGTTATACTGTGGTAGCATCTGCTCTTGCGGTGCTCGTTTCACTCGGTGGAATCGCCTCTGTTGATGCAACGAACTATGTCAATATTAGTGGAACTGAAGGAAGCATCTCTGCATCTGCTTCGAAAGGTATGTTCGGTGGTTCTAAAGAATTTAATTTTAATAGCGAGGGTATAAGTGTAACAGGTACAGATTATGCAGGCAACACTAAGAAAAATACTACTATTCAAGACGGTAAGGTGCGTGTAAGTAATGCAGCTTATGGAAGTGAACATTACACAGAAATCGATGGTGGTTCTGTACGTACAGAAAATCTAAAAGTTGTGCCTACAATAAAAGACTCCTTAGAATTCAAACAAGGTGGTCTCGTAGTGCGCTCCGAAGATAGCCGCTTTATTGTAAGCAAAAATGGCATTGATCAATCTGTAGATAATGGTCGTGGTCAATCTAACAGTGTGAAGGTAAAACAAAATGGTACTGTGTTCAGAACTACAAATAATGGTGCAACAGGTGCAACAGAAACAGTGATTGCTGGTGAAACTATTGCTGCTGGCGATATTGTTATCAATGGAGAAAAAGATCAATCTACGATTACAGGATTAACAAATACAACGGTAGATATGCCGGACTTTGCTACGCAAGGCCGTGCAGCTACAGAAGAACAATTAAGTGCTGTACGTAAAGAAATGAAGGATAGAGGCACTGTTATTAATCAACAAATTACGAATATCGATACTCGTGTTAATACTATAGAACAATCTGTTTCCGAGCATAGCAAACAAATCAATGATGTTACTAGTCGTGTAGATACAGTTGAAAAAACTGTTAAGGATACAGTGGGGGATGTAAAATCTGTGAAAGATTCTGTTGCAGTGGTGGATAAAAAAGTAGATACTGTTGCATCTGATGTTAACTCTGTAAAAGAATCTGTAAAATCAGTAGATGTTAAGGTAACAAAGGTTGATACTCGTGTTGCAAATGTTGAAACTAAGGTAGGTACAATTGATACAAGTGTTACAAATCTTAGTAAAAAGGTACAAGCCAATACAGAAAACTTAACTGCACAAACAACTACTACAAATAATCGTTTTGCTACTATTGAAAGTAATATCAATACATTGGATCAACGTGTTGGTAGTGTAGAATCAGGAATGGCGTCTGTTAACCAACGAGTATCAAACCTTGATACTCGCATTAATAAGGTTGGTGCAGGTGCAGCGGCATTAGCGGCCTTGCATCCTGTTAGTGGAGATGGTACTAAATTTGGTGTGGCTGCTGGTGTTGGTATTTATAATGGTCAAAAAGCAGTGTCAATTGGTGGTTCTTATAGCCCTAATGACATGACGACAATTAGTGTTGGTGGCGCTGTAGGAAATGGCGAAAATATGGTCAATGCGGGAGTATCCATTAAAGTGGGAGCCGGCAATGCTATGAGTAAAGCTCAAATGAATAATCAAATTAAATCCTTACAAGCAGAAAACAGTGCTTTAAAAGCTAAGGATGTTGCGCAAGATACTCAATTACAAGAACTTCGTGCAGAAATTG